CAAAGTCAAACTTAGATGTTGTATCAAATTCAGGTTCTGGTCCTCCATATTCTCTTATTGTTAGGATGGTTTGTGGAATACCAAAACAGTTTATTAAGGCTCTTATACCACGTTCAGTACCTTTTGTTTTTAGTAAGTAGGGTAAATTATTTATAACTCGTTTCCAAGTTTCTTTTGTTATATCACCTGATGGTATACTTAAGTTGTTGCTATAACTACCAGTTACATCTACACCTAGTGTGTAATTCCAAAGCTCATCTAAAACATTTCCATTATTAAATTCAACACCACAGTTTCTTGCAATTTCAAATACCAAGTCTTTTGCAAAACCCTCATCTAACTTTTCTTGTCTATCGTAGATTTTATTAAAATGCCTTATGTAGGTATAGAAGTTATCGTAATATTGTCCAAGCATTTGTACAAAAAGCTCTGCATTGCTGTTAGCCTCGTCTTGTCTAATGTGCTCTGGTATTAGTCTCGTTAGTGCATGTGGATTATTAAAATCATATATGCTTGCTGATGATATTACGCCATTAAACCAATCCTCTACTATACTACTCGTTGAAGAGTATAGTATGTATGGTTTAGTACTGTTTTGTTTTGGCCAAGCAATGTCCAAGAATACTCCTAAACTGCTACTTTCGTAGCTTGACGATTCATAATACATGTAGCGCTCAAAAGATGTAAGGGTTCCTAATAAGGCTTCCTTCTTTTGATTGTAAGTTGCTGACTGCGATACAAAATAGAAACTACCACTACTACTTCCACTAACTAAGCCTGTAAGACTTGTGGAAAGGCTTGCAATAATACTATCGTAGTGTTCTAGCAACTTAACCTTGTATTCAAAATTTCTTATTTGCTCTTCTCCACTACCAAAGTGTATATGATTTTCAAATTGACGATGGTCTATGTTTAACTGAACTCCTTCTAGAAAAGAACCACTGAATACTGAACGTACTACTTGTGATTTAATGTCGGTTCCCAGTAAGGTGTTCCAGCTTTTATATTGGGTAGATGGGTTTACACTCTTTTTATTATAGGCATCAAAGTTTGCACCTTTAATATAAACCAATCCTGTTCCCTCTTCGGTAGGTATGATTTTTACCTTATCGATTATTGGAGTAGATACTTGTTGTGTGATCCAAGCAAGATCTCCTATTTGTACTGTAGTTGGTAAAGGAGCGCTTAATCGAAATATAATACTATAGGGTGACTCATCTACAGTTATCTTATCCTGTATGTAGTCAAATACTGAGTATTCTTCTAGTGGAGAGGTGTATAGACTTAGGCCTGATAATACCTCTTGTTTATTTAATTCAAAGAATTTACTTGCAAATAGTTTTGAAAACTCAACAGCTGATCCACTTGGATTTGGTGCAATGATAACCCTTGCTTCCAAGCGGTCTGCACTAATATCTTGAATTTCTACTTTGTGACCATCTGCATTACCTAAAAAGTTTCTTAGAAGTTTTATGGTAACATTAAAATCTCCCGCTAAGAATTGAGCCGACCTTAGAACTCTTTCTAAGTCAACGTTTACAGTACTTCCATCAATAGCAAATGATCCACTTGGAAGATTTGTTATGCTATCTAAATATAGATTAGATACACTATATACATCTACCTGGATTGTATCACTTGGTAGTGCAAATGTGGATGGACTGTATGTACCGAATGGTTTTGGACTATAAACTTGTGCCACTATCTTTTATTATAAATATGAGCTTCTATGAGTTGTTACCCAGTAATCAAAGCATTTAAGTTTTTACTACTTAGATTTGTATTATTAACTATATCAGCTATAGCTTGGATTGGTCTATTTCTAAACTCTGTTAATGCGCTACCACTTAATGCTGTAGCTGGAACTGGCGTATACTTCTTATATATTACCTTACTTGTGCTGTTGTGTACATCTAAAAACAAATCTGCCTTTGCTCCTGGTAGCACTTGAGTTCGTGGCATTACATAAGTTGGATAGGTTGGATGTACCTGCACCTTATTTGGAAACAATTGTATCTTAACCTGTGTTATTGCAGTCTTAGGGTAATTATACGGATATCTTCTCAGATCTCCCGCATGTTCGCCATATATTTCTGATTTATTCCACGATATCTCAGTGCTTGATGGATAATTAGGATTTTGATCGTAAAATGCTTTGGATGTGTGATTGTATTGTATAGCTAATCTGATAGATCTTGTCTTGCTTGGAACTGTTATAGTTTTGCTAATACCAAACATTGCAGCTGCTCCTTTATCAAACCTATCCACTAAAAATATTTCCGTGTCTTTAAACACGTCTGCTCGTAGTGTTTTTGCATTACTGCTTTTTGGATGGTTTTGTGATAACCAAACGCGGTTCTGATCTGTTAAAGCTCTTTTTGCATTTGTTGTTTTTACCAACTCTCCTTGAGCATCCGATATAATTTTATTTAAAGTAGCTCGTTGTTGTCTTAAAGCTGGTAGCTTTCTTCGTTGAAGTAACTGATCTGCTAATTGTGCAGCTGCTATTATTGGTATGATTGATGTGACGCGGATATTCTCTATTTCTTTAATAGCAGCATTTACATCATTTAACTGACTTTGTGTTCGTGTTATTTCATTCTTTACTTGTGTTTCTTTTTTGTTAAGTCCTCCTAAACCAGGTAACTCAAAGTATTGCTTACCAAATATAAAAAATGGAATGTTTGTTTCTTGTTTGTTTAAATCCAGTGCTAATAAGAATAAACTACTAAACATTTCTGATATGTAAAACTTTTCTTTTACTGCGAATATATCAGTTTCGTCTGGACCGTTTATGATGGTTGATTCAATTACAGCATTATTTGCATCCAAGCAATCCACTACCATGTTTAGCTTGTCCTGTGCAATGGGTTGAATATCAACACTTCTGATTTGCTTTACAGTTAACCGAAATGTTCTTAAGCTGTCACCTATCAAGGTCTCTTGCAAGTCTCGACGTATTCCTGTTGTTGGATTACCACCTACATTTAAAACATTATCTAATTGTAAGCTGTCTAGCAAATAAGTTGTTGGAACACTAGTTGTTGTTCCATCTGCATAGGTTATCTTGTATTCATATTTAGATATTCCAATACCAACATAAGCAAATAGTTGAGCTACTAGTCTTGATATCCCTGGTACGTTCCCATCTACTACCGTGCTTGCAGCCGATAGGTCTACAACCTGACTCATTGCTACTTGACGGCTTCCACCATCTTTGCCAAATAGAATTTTATTTCTTGTAAAATATGTATCGGTTAATCCTAGCGACTCAAGTAGGTTTCCGGATTTGGTTTGGTTGTTGTTAGCTACATCTATGTGTAAAGGTGATGGAAAAAAGGCTCCATAATTTTGGCCAGGTCGTTCGTTATTAATTAAATTAGGAGTAACTTTTGTATACCAAAACTCACGCTCTTTTGCAAAGTTTGCGTTTCCTCGTTGTACATTAGAAAAAAGCTCATCAAAGTTTACCCAATTAGAACTATTACCAAATACGAACGGAATTTCATTTTGAAAAGGGTCTAAGGTTGTACCATCAGCTCTACTTTGAGCAGCTCCATTCCAAATGCTTGCAAAATTTTGTGATTCGATAAGAGAAGCTGCCATTTGCTGTACAATGATATCTCCTGATATAGTCCAATTCTCTAATCCTCTACTCCCGTTATCATTTTGTATTAGGTTTCTGTATAGTAGTGGATGCTCTAAAGTGTCGATCACCTCTAAATTAAAGGGTTCTGATATGGTTGTACCATATTCGTTTGTAATCTCTAGGGTATAAACACCATTTACTTCAGGTGTAACCGATGATCCTTCCAAATATAGTGCCGACGACCCTTTACCATCATTTAGCAGTGACAGAGCGTATATTTCTGAGTCGTTTTGTTTCCATACAAACCTAAGATTTGTACTACTGTATGGGTCAAAGGTGTTTGATGGATCCTCTACAATTGCACTAAAGCTAAAAGTTGTACCTTTTATTAAGGTTACCGTATTGTCTATTGGTTGTACCTGTAACGGGTTTCCTTGCTTATCTAAATGTGTGTATTGAATAAAATTGCGTATAGGTTGTGACTTAATAATTGGTGCTCGCCTTTGTTGCGGTAACAGTATAAAGTCTGGTTTTACCCTACCCTTCTTGCTCGACTTCGTAAGATCAATATTGTATACACTCATATATTATACATATCGTCAATTAAGGAATTGTCGCTATTCCTGGACCAGGTCCTAAATCCACATTCCCAATTGCTGCAGGTGGTTGTGGTCCGGTTGGTATTTGGTTGCGCAAAGTAAATCCTCTATCTAAGAGGTCTTTGTTTCTCGATGGTATACTAAATATAGATTTAGGAAAGTTTGCTATGCTTGTTGGTGTCGTTAATCTATTGTATGGAGTAACTGGAAATAGACTTACATTTATTCCGGTAACCAATGCTCTTGATTCTGCATTAAATGGAATACGTTGCTCTGATGGTAATTTTGCATTCCTCTCTTGTAATACCTTATTAATGTATTTGTCGGTTGGTTGGAATGGGTTTGTTGTTGCCGAACTATATAGTGTTTCAAAGCTGGCAATATCCTTTAATTCTCTCATTGCAACATAATCCTCTAGTACTTCAGAGATTCTTATATCGTCTACATCAAAAATAAAATATACTCTAATTTTATTAGTAAGTTTGTTTAAACTATCTAAATAGGTAATATTGTGTTGTACGTACTGCCCATTTGAATAATATAGTCTTGTATCATTTTGATACATGTTTCTAAATCTTCTTATTTCTAAAGCTGCCCTATCATTAGCTGGTAAAGTTATCTGCCTTCCATTTATGTTTACTGTGACTCCAGTTTCTGTTGCTCGTACTTGGTTTCCAAACTCTGTAAGTGGATCTGTAAAAGTTATCTTATCAACTAGTTTTACAGTCTTGGTGAGTTGGTCATAGACTTGCATCTTTAATGGTTGATCATCATACAGCTCTTGAAAAACTACTTGTACTTTTTCCGACACTTGAGGTATTCCTGCACGTGCAATGTTTATTGCTGATAGCCTTGGTGAGCTTTGGTCATACTTGCTTGGGTTTTGTTTGTCGGCAATTGTTACCACATCCTCTGTTGGTAAAAACCTTGTGACTCCATTTCCAATATAACAACTCAATGCTGCTCGCACCTTTGTTACTCCATATACTCTACCAGTTATAAAATCAGTTACATCTGTTAAATCTATATCTTGATATGCTACTACCTTTCGCTGCCCACCTGCTATTAGATAAGTTAGGTTATCTCTTGTAAAGTATCCAGCTTCGTTATTTGCTAACCGCTGTAGCTCATTCTGATAATTGCGTTGGTTTACCACCTCAATATTTTTTGGATGTGGGTAAAACATATCGCTACTATAACCTCTTGTATCCGACCAAGGTCTTTTTGCTTCTATTGCTATCGGATCTTGCCCATCAACATCTTCTAGCATTTGCTTGGTTGTAATATCTCCAAATGCTGTTGTCCAACTATCAGTTCCGTTAAGAGCTATTGAGTTTTGTACTAGGTTTTGTTTAAACTTAGTATCAAACGGACTATCGGGATTAAAAATAAGTAGGTCTATTGCTTCTGTGGTTGTTGTTCCTACATCATTTGCAATTTCACACGTATACGATCCCTCTGCATCCGCAGATATAGCTTTAAAGTGTAATTCACTTCCACTTACGACAGTTATGCTTGCTTTAGGATAATCTTGTAAAAATATTGCACCATTTATTACCTCACCATCTTTAGACCAGTTGTATATTAACTGCTCTTCACGCTGTTTAATAGTCGGTACTCCGTTATCAACATTTAAGGTTTGTGGTTGTATAGCTCTTAGTTTTAAAACAAAAGAGCTTCCTAAAGTTACTCGCACAGTACCATCTACTGATGAGTATAAGGATTGTGTGGCTGATGTGGTTGATAATTCCTCTCGTCTTATATTTGGAATTGAAGCATCTGCTACACTTTGCAAAATATATGGTGGTCGGTTTATTGCTTCCGGAAATAAGGCATACTGGGTTTGGTTCTCATCTACTGATGATGTTGGATTAGGAAGGAATGCACCTACTACTCTTTCAGAGGTGTTATCTCCCAAATCTATAACCAATCTGCCTGTATTGTCCCTCATTATCTTGTTAGTTTAAAGATCCAATTTTTATCAAACACATATTCTTCTGTGTTAGATACTTTTGCCTTTACTGCGACTCTCTAGTAGCGCTCAGGTTGTAATCCATCTAGGAATAGCTTGAAGTAACTACCCTTACGATCTGCACTTATTTGTGTGTAGGTTTCGTCAAATGGTATTATTACTTCATCACTTTTCGCATCTAATATGCTATAGAAACTTGAAGATGGTAATTGGTATATATCTAGGTAGTTGCTGCTTGTTGCAAAAGTAATTGTTGGATACTTTGGTCTTGCTGATATGTTAAATCGAGGTTTATCTGTTTCTTTGTATTGATCACTTAGATTTGTAAAGTTTATTGCAACTTCATCATCAAAGGATACTATACTGTGTGATGTTTGGTAGTTAGCATCTTTCCACTTTACTTGTATTTGTGGTTGGTATATAGTATGTGTATCTTTGCTAAAGAACTTAATACTATTAAAGGTGTCTGAACCTGTTTCACTGGCAAATGATTTCTTAATCACGAAACCATTGTTTGGAAGACTGCCTGTTAACCAAGCTTTTACTATAGCACTAACATCTGCATTTAAGTCAGTTGTTGAGTAATCGTAGCTTTGTGTTGCTTGATATGCTGTATACCAAGTACCACCACCTGGATTAGATGCGTATCCACCAGTAGAACCAGTTTCAAACGAACTTGTTAACCATTTAGTGGCTGCGTCTGATGCGTTTAATCTATAAGTCCATGACGCACCATCAACAGTAATTGGTGCGTTTGTGTAACGTCCAGTTCCCATATTCCAACTTTGCGATACGGGATGTATAAATAAGGTATAATCAACAGGTATTTCTGAAGCTTCTGCTGTAAATAGCTTTAAGCTGTAGCTTGCACTTTGTTGAACTTCGGTCGATAGTATTGATGTTAAATTTGCAAAATCAAAATCTATTAGGATTCGTGAATTGTATATTTCACCGGTATCTACAACTACTTTATTAATTTCCAACATAGCATCTAAACCAGTATTCATGCTGGTGTAGCGCTCGTATAATGTTGTGTCTCGTTTATTGAATATGTTAAATATCATGTTAGTAAGTTACAATTTTGCCTCTAATATCTTTCTCTGGAAACTTAATCTCGAATATGGATGGATCTATACTTGGGTATAAGATACCATTTTTTGTTGCACTCGTAATATCATAAGCTATATTGCTATATCCTAATGCAGTGTTTGTTAAATTCTTTATACCTATTGAGGATACACTTTGTACACCCTCTACTGTATTTAAGGTTAACATTAAGTCACTATACAATATTGGTTGGTTTACTTGCCAGTTGTCTATCGCAAAGAAATCTTTCATTGCTTGTATAGATTTTAGTAGTACTTCGTTTATATTGTAGTTTGGTAATGCAATAATATCAAAGTCAATTCCAATATTAATAATAAAGGCATCTCGTATGTTTATACTATCAGTCAACATTTTGTATTGACTTATGTATGTCTTAAGATTTTCCTTAATTGCATCATTCACGGTTACCAAGTTTTTATTATCATCATAACCAAGTACATACATGTTCATGGCTAAAGGATTTGCTACCTTATCATAATAATCTTCTGTGGCTATATTATTTTGCTCATCTGGTGTTATAAACACTTTTGCAACTGAACCATATGTGTTTGGCATTGCATAAGCTCGTATAATATAATCCTCCACAGTAATAGCTCTATTCTGGCTTGCTATCTGTGCTAATGTATTTTGTCTAATCTCTTCAATAGTTTCTTCCGATCGACCACCCACTGCTGATACTGGATTATTTACAGCTAAGCTGTTTAGTATGGCTGTGTTTAATGTTGGTGTATTTATTGGAAGAGTTGATTGAGTTGTATCAACCTGTACCACTTCATTTACCGTATTGCTTGGTACATTAGAAACAATTCCTCCACCTATCAAGTAGGTAACGGTTAAGGTTGTGTTGGATGGTGCAATACCATATGTGCTTGTTCTAATAGGATTTGCTGGATCGATTGATGCATCAGTATCTTCTTTTCCTGTAGGAAGAGATAAACCAATATTCTCCGGTGTTGGTAGAATTTCTTCATCTGCGTTTGCATCGACACCTGCTCCAAACTGTATTTCAATTCCATTAGTTGTTGTCCTTGCAACAAATCTTCTTGGTATCTTTTTTAACTTTAATAGGTATGGAGTATCTTCACTATATACTGCTGCGTCAGGATCGTTAAACCTTGTATTAGCTACTTTTTCAAAAATTGTATCCTGAGCTAGGTATGGAACTTCGTACCAGTTGTTTCCATCTTGGTCTACAATAGATTGTATTCCTATTATTGGATTTTCCGCATCGCTTAATAATATCTTCTTAAATCTTTCTGCAGGTCCTATTACAAAATCTCTTACCTGTGTTGTTGCACTTATGGCCTTTACTTGTTTTTTAGCTAAGTAGTAAGATGGATTTCCGTTATTATCCAGACTATAAATTGAGATCTCGGTTGGATTGAATACGTTATTGATTGTAAAATCTACTGTGTCTTGTGTTAAGAATGTTACTCCTTGTAGTGGTGCGCGTGCCTCCATTCCAGGTGCAATCTTTAAACCATAATTCAAATCAGCCATTGCATTTACTCCACTACCACTAACTGGTAGAAGTTGGAATACGTCTAGCGTTACTAAGCTTGGTACACTAAGTTTTGGCTTATATCCAAAAGCTGCTGCTATGTTTAAAATGTTTTTTCTTTCGCTTGCATGCAATACCAAGTTCTCTTTAAATTGAGAATCTATATAATAGCTCAACACATCTCCAACATATGCAGCCATATCTAAAAATAAAGATCCTGGTGATGATTCATTAAAGTCGTTGTATGTGTTTGGATAGTAGTTTTTAGCATACTCTATCAAACCCTGCTTTAAGGTATCAAAATCTTTTCCTAAGTACTTTATATCTTTACTTGATTTTTTGGATATAATTGCCATTATTGTGTTGTATTTATTTCGACTAGTATTGGTCTTGTGTCAAACTGATTGCCCTGTAGACTGATAACCATTTTTATAAACATTTTGTTGTTATCTGCATCCTCTGTAATCGTTAACTCATTTATAAATATGTACGGTAAAAAGGTTGCAAAATTAGTTTCGATGTTTTGCCTTAAAGTTTCTATGGTTTCTTCAGTTATATTTTCAAATAAGGTCTTTTTGATGTCACAACCAAATGTTGGAATCATTATGCGCTCACCCTTTTCTGTTAGTAGTAGGTTTTTTGCATTTGCAACAGCCTGATCTATAGTTGTATAGTTGAGTTGAAAATCTGCTCCATTTGGTCTAGACATAGGTAGATCTACACCGACTGCTACGTCTGGTTCTAAATCAATTGGGTTTATTCTTATCTCGTATGCCATCATCT